ATCGGCTGCGATACAAACACCAACGAGTATAGCACAGTCGCAACGATAAAGGTAAGTGTCAGCGACAGGACGATGCCGACGATGAACCGCAGCAGTTCCTCTGGCGACCATTCTCTAGTCGGCTTCATTTTCTTCACCCGTATTTATCAGCCACTCGGTACAGTAACCCATAGCAACGCATTTGGGCTTCTTGCAGATTTCCTGCTGCCAGTTCGCAGGGTCTTGGCAATCGTAGCGGTAGCGGTCTTGGCAGCCCATCAGCGCCAGCGCCGCTAGTAGTAGACTGACTACGCGCATACGACTTCCTTAGCCGGCCTTTAACAGTATGCCGATCAGCAGCAGAATGATTGTGCCGGCCACAGACATACCGATTTTTTCAAGACGCTTCAGCCGCGCGCAGATGCTCTCGTACCGGAACGCGCAGACCTGTTCGTGCGTGTTAAGCTGCGCTTGGGTTTCGTTGATAGTAGCCACAGTTAGCGCCTCATAGCGTTAAGAGATTTAAACCGCATTTCTTTAGGCATCGTGCCGTATATCGGCACAGGATAACCTTCCGAAAAATCAATGTCTACCAATGGCGCACCGGACTCAGGATCGAAGTCAGGGAAGTTAAACTGTTGTCCCATCGTAGGCGGAGTTACGTTTTGCGTTGCTAGTTGAGACACGGCTTGCTGTCTGGCTTGAGACATAGCGTTTTGGTTAAGTATGTCTTTCTGCGGTTGCGACAACGCATTTCGGTTAGCCACTGCCTGTTCGGCGCGTAGATTTTGCGGCGGTACCGCGAACGGTTGAGGCCGTATCTGACGCGGTGCCGAAGTCAATGGCGCCGCACCTTGCGTGCCGTACAAAAGTTTACTTACGTAATCTTCGGCCGGCCGCACACGTAGCAAATCACCCGCTGCCCGCGGCGACGCCAAAGCAGGGACTAATGCGCCCATCGTTCTTTCAGATGCTTTTTCTGCCTGCCTTACGCCAAACTGTTGCGCGGCCACACCGCCGCCGCCGATCTTGGGTATGCTACCTACCAAGCGCGCGCCGGCGGTAAAGGCGGTTGCGGCAGGCGACTCAAACATTTCGCCAACTTTAGCGCCAGCGCCTTGGGCAAAATTTAACTTTTGCGACTGAGACAGATCATCAAGACCTGTCTGCGATACCTTACGTTGCGCTTCAATATCGCGGCCCAGCTTGTTGGCAGTAGCTAAGTCGGCACCCTGCATCTCTACGTTAATGTCGTACCTACCGGGGCCAAAGTTAGTTTCAACAAAATCAGGGTCTTCGCCCTTCATAACCTTAGCAAACCGTGCTTCAGGTAGCTTGGCAAGTTCACGCTGAAACTGTTGGCGCTCAATACCTTTCATACCCTCGGCAAAAGTATTCATGTATTCACGCCAGCCTTTACCGCCGGCGGCTACAATAGCATCATCAATTAACGGTTGCGCTTCACCAACAAGTTGCGCTGTACCTTGGCGCAATGCTTTAGGGTCTGTCGTGTCTAAAATAGTACGTACAAAATTACCCATTTCGCGGCGTGCTAAATAAAGCCCTGTAGCGTCAATGACACCACCCATTTTATCGGCGCGGCGTTGCAAATTGTTTGCAAATTCTGACAGTATCTTAAACCTATCAGGGCTTACAAATTCAGCTTCTGATGCTTTTTGGCGCAGCGTAGATACTAAGCCTGAAATATCTAACGGGTTTAGCCCCTGCGCGCGCAAGTTAGCCGCCGCCGCTTCTGCGGTGCGGGCATCTGCCCCTGCCGTAACAGACCTATCCGCAGCTTCACCGCCGAAGCGTTCCAAGCCTGCAACAATCTCACGCTGCCGTTTAATATCAGCAGGCAAACGCAAACCGCTTTCGCGAATAAGAGTTGCGCTTCTGTCGTTTGCCGTAAGCAACCGCCGCGCGTTTTCGGCTTCTTCGGATGCCAATTGACGTAGACGCGCGGCATCTCTTTCAAGAGGAATAACTTGCGTCCGGCCAACATCAGCCGCCGTAAGCGCCCCTTCACGTTGCGGGCCTGTTACATCCTGCAACGCTTCCTTGGTAGATGCTATGTTGCGTACTGAAGCTGTTTGGTTTTCGCCGCCAGCGATAATTTCACGCATACGGTTCTGCCCGGCTGCGCGCTGCTGCGCTACAGCAAGAAGCGGGCCGCTCTGTTTGCTGGCGCTGGCAATGCGAGTAGCCGCAGCCAGTTCAGGTGTAAGCAGATTACGCGACGCCAGAAACTCAGCCGTGTTGGCCTTAATGTTTTTTGGCGCATTTCGCAGCGCCTTTTCAATCTTGCTAGCGTTGTCGCTTATGACTTCACGTAGTATTCGGGCAGCTTCCACTGGGCCTGCGCGGCTCATAATAAGGTCGTAAGTTTTGCCTGCGCCAAACTTAACTATGTGCCCAAGGACAGGCACAGTAGCGCCAGCCAACGCTGCGTCAACCATGTCTTGATCGGTAGCGGCAGCCGCTATAGTGCTTGAGCCGGCGCCGCCCGCAGCGCGGTAAGCATTTCTGGCGCGGCGCGTTTGAGCAATGATCTTGCCTGATGTTTCAGCAGCCCTTGTTGGCGCAGCTACGCCCGTACCGCCGCGCACTATAGACTGACCAATCTTTTCTACCACTGCGCCTGCGCGTGGAAGAACTTTGGTAAGCGCCCTGCCGCCAAGCTGCACAGCAGCGCCGCCGCCCATTGTAAGCGGTAACGTGCCCACAATTTCGCCGGTGATCTTGCCGCCGCCAAAAGTGTTAGGGTTAGCTTGCTGCCGCTCTGCGGCATAAGTCGCTAACTGTTTTTTGGTTTTGTCTGACTGCCCTACAGGGATATATTCTAGCGGGTTAAGGTAAGACAGCTTGTCAGCAACCGACTTTAGCCCGCGTTCAGCGCCAGATACGAACGACGAAATCTTACCGCCAGTGTTGCGTAGCGCGGTTTTTTGTTCTTCTTGTATTTTCAACTGCTGTCTTATGTAGCGTTCTTTAGGCGTTTCTTTAACGCGAGTGCGTTTAATTTCCGCCGCAATTTCGCGCGCCGCAACGTTATCGCCAGCAGCATCTGCTTTCATCAAAGCGGTTTCTAATTGCGCTACAGTCGCCATGTTTTATAGTCCGTATTTTGCGCGGGTCGCCGCTGAAAGTTTGCTGGTCGGCGTTTTGATTGGTGTGCCTGTTTTACCTGAACTTTCTGTACGGCGGTACTGGTCCGAAACTTTCGGTACTGCTAACCGCAGATTTGGATTTTCTTTTATTACACTGCCGTACACGCCGTCATACGCACGCTGCGCGCTTAGGTATGTGCGGTACAGTTTCCGGCGCATATCCAGTAGTTCGGCGTCAAACTTAGCTGGCTCACCTGTCTGAATTAATTTGCTGGCTGCTTGCTCTACAATCTTAGCATCTCTATCGGTCGGGTTAGCGCCGACCGGCGACGCGCCAGTTTCAGTAGACTTACGCATATCAATCAACGACGTAAGCGTAGCGGTGTTTTTGATTTTATCAAAAGCAGCTTGTGCGTCAGCGCGGGCGCCGTATTGCAAAAGCCGAGGCAAATTACCTTCAATCGGACCAATAATTGAGAAGCGGTTTGGGTTACGCAACAAATCATCTATGGTGTTGATGCGGTCAACTATTTCATCAAGTACCCCTTCCGTAGCGTATTTTATTTTTGGTGCTTCTGACTTTAGCGCAGCAGCACTTTCTACTTTCTTAGTTGCCGCCGCAATCTGCGGAGCCATTTCTAATTCTACACCCTTAGATGCCTGCGCTTCTACCCGTTTTTCCGCCCCAAGGCGCGGTAAAGGCACTTGCGCCGATCCGGGGTACGGCGACATATTAGGGTCGCGACGCTGAACCGGCTGGTATTGCAGCATCGTATTCTGCATCTGTGGCTGACCGCCTAGATCGGCAAACGACGCCTGCGGGGTTGGGCCACGCATATCAGCGAACTGCGACTGCGGTCTTTGTACTGGGTTAGGAGCCATTGGCTGCTGCTGGTTCATTCCGCTGGTTACTAGCGACGGTGCGTCAGCTTGCAACGAAACGTTATTGCTGCGGAGTACATCCACAATTCCCTGACGGGCTTGCGGCGGCGCCAACGCTAACATCTGGTCAAGGTCAATCTGCGCCATGACGCCTGTCTTGACAGCCGAGTCAATAAGGGCCGGAACCATGTCTGGTGACATTTGGCCTGCGGTTGGCGTAGCCATGCCGCCCCGCGTAAAGGACGCAGGGGTATCGGTCATACCCAAGCCTTCTTTCATTCGGCGGACATGATCCTGCTGAAAGGCGTCAAGCTGTCCGCCGTCAGGCGCGACTTTAGTTTCGCCAAACTTACCTGTTGGCACTGGGCCGGACGTTGTCGGCGGTTGCGCTGCGGTTGGCACAGGTGTAGACGCGCGCGCTGCTGTCGGGCTAGTTATGGGGGTTACTTCAGGGGTAAGACTGTTTCGGACTTGTAAAAGTGTACCTTCGGGAACAGGACGCCCTTGAGCATCAACACCACCCTTGCCGGCGTACTCATTGCTGTATGTAGCCTTGGGGACATTAGCATCAATAAATTTGTCTGTTTCCATAAGCAGGGACAGCATTATATCTGCGTCATAAGTGTCTGAGGCTTGGCGGATTAGGGATGCCGCCTCCGAGTCTGCTTTGTCTACCATCCCCAACCAACTTTGGTACGCGGCTTCGCGCCGCGTGGGGTCTTTAGTACGATAAACAGTCACGCCAAGATTGCGAAGACGCTTTGCAGTTTCGAGTTTGTAATCTAAATCTGCTTTACGCGTATTTGATTCTAGTGTCTTTTCTTGGCGCTGGCCTTCTTGTGTTTCCAAATCTAGTCTTTGCTGCGCTATCGTAGCTTGACGTTCAGCGGCTTCCTGCTGCTTCGTCGCATTCATCATGTTGACGTACTTCGCGGTCTGGGCAGCCGGATCGGGCAGCTTCATCAAGTTTACCGTAGGCATAATTTGGCGTGGCATATCAATAAACCTTCTGGTAATTAAACAGTTCTGTTTCTGTAGTACGCCATTACGGCGTTGTTCAAAGGCGCCGCGGAGGCATAGCTCGTTATAGTGCCAAGGGCGTTGTTAAACGCGTTAGCTGTTCCTGCATAGCTTGACGCGCGGGCGTTACCTGTGTCTATCGCATTGCCGGCTCGTGCATTGCCGACATTGTATGCGCTTGTTGAGGCAGCGTTTGCTATGTTCGCCGCTCCGCGTTGCGCCGCGTCTGAAACATAGAAGGCGTTATTTGCGGTGTTAGTACCGCGGTCCAGCGTAAGACCACCTACTCTGCCGTAATACGCCGCGTCGTTTGCTTTGGTTGCCGCGCCAAGGTTTAAAGCATTTGTAGCTGCTGTATTACCGCGCGCCAACCCAACCCCTGCGGTTGCTTCGCCAAGGTTTAAAAGATTTGATGCTGTTGTTGCCCCGCGCCGCGTAGCGATGTCGCCAGTTACCGCGCCGCGGTTTACAGCAAGACTGCCCGTCGCGGCCCCGCGCCCTATGGAGTTTGCGGATGTTGCCCGCGACCGCTCCACAGCGGCTGCCGCGAGGTTTGAACCAAGCCCCCCAGCAGCGTTGGTCATAGTATTTGCCGCTGATTGACCCGAAGATGATATGCCGCCAAGCGTGTTAAGGCGCGCGGCGCGTTCGGCTGCGGCGCGGTTAAACGCGTTTTGGTACTCTTCGCTGGCTAAGTTTTGACCAAACCGCGTAATGTCTTTTAGTGCGCCGCCAGACAATATGCCGCCGCGTGCAGACGCCGACCGACCTAACCCCTTTATGCCTTCCGATTGGCGGAATTCATATGCGGGGTCTAGCTCAAAATCAGCTAAGCTAAATTTCTTAGCGTACTCGCCGTAATTGGCAGCATTCTTATCGCCGCTAAGGCCCATAAGCTGCATGATTTGATCTTGAGCGAGGCGACCATCATCAATAAATGGCTTTTGAAATTCGCCTTGACGCTGGTACGCCTGCTCAAGATCACCTCTGGAGGTGGTATAGCCTAGTTCCGTCGCAGCCAGCCCAGCGTCAAAGCCTCGGTTAACGTCAGTTAGCGCAGTGTCAAAACCCCTAGTGGCGTCGGTTAAAGCGGTGTCGAAACCCAAATCGCTAGCTGCCTGCGCCCCAGCATACGAAGTCCTATACGCGTCTTGAGCGGTGTCGTAGCCCTTGTCCGAAGCTGCTTGAGCGTCGGCAAATGCCTTTTCGTCCGCCATGCGCGCTTCGTTAAAGCGCAGGCGCTCTAAATTCTGCGCTTGCGTATTGGCTTCATTCTGCGCTTGCTGGGCTGCTGCTGCCGCATCTCTTGCTGCGGCGTTAGCTTCGGCAGTACCTGTCTTCTGGGCCTCTAGCGCCAGCGCCGCTGCACGTTCCTGCGCTGCTGCTGCCGTATTAGACGCGGTTACTTGTGCGGCAGCAGCTTTTTTAGACGCGCCAATGGATACCCCTGCGCTTAATGCTGCCGCTCCGGCTACTACTGCGACCATGTTATTCCCCGATCCATTTGCTGTAATATGTCTCTACAGGTTCCATTTTCAAAAACTCAAACATCCGTGAGGCGTCTTTGTGAAGTTTGGAACCATAAAACATACGATGCACGCCTCTCCTTTTAGCCTCTTTTTCAACTAAACGAAAGAGTTTTACACCACTAAATCCACCACGCACATCTGGATGCGTCCAAAAGATGTCCATCGTCAGCGTCAGGCACGTTTGGTAGTGCAGCCCCGGCGCAATAAAACCTATAAAATATCCCACTAAACGGCCAGTTTCGCGCAGCGTCACCACTAGCACTTGCCCGGCGTTATCGCGGACAGCGTAAAGGTCGTACTGCGGGTCAAGCGGAACTTTATCTTTATTGAGCGCCAATTCTTCCCAATGCAGCGGCAACAACGGTTGCGCTTCTTCAATAAAAGGTGCCCAATCTTCAACTTGTGCCGTTATCATTATGCGCTCCTGATGTCTACAATGCAGACTATCCTATCATCTGCACTGTTATTTACAACAGAATGTGTTACGCGATTATTGATCCACCAAACTTCGCCGCCGCGAAAATTAACCGTTTCGTCGCCACTGTGAAATAGCGCGCCGGGCAGGGACTGAAGTGCAATCTGGTAGCGGATGTAAAACTCTGCTGGAGCGCCGCCGTCAACGTGCGGCGTAATCTCACCGCCCGGCGGCAGCTTAGTGATGATGCAGCGGCCAAGCTGGACGCCGTTGACGCGGTGGATTAGGTCTAGCACCACGCGGCGCAGCGACGGCAGCCGCGCCCACGCAGGATATTCAACCGTCTGAATGTCGTTAACAACAGCATCAGGCGTGTCAGGGATTTCGTTAAACCACAGCCAAATGTCGCTTACATCCGCATGGGCGGTGTCAGGATGGCTGGTGCGAAGTGTATTCTGGTCCCACAACTCTGGCTGCGTGACTAACTCCCGTAGGATGGAAGATGTATTTAATCCGTCAGCAATGCGTAGGAAATTCTTCATTAGCTAATTTCGCGTCCAGACGCGCGCAAGTTGACTGCCGCTGCTGCTGACGCAAGCGTAGAGACAAACCCGCCGGACGGCAGGGTGTGGCCTACGATCTCTGGAAAGGTGTAAGTCTCGCCGGGTTGCAGCGTCCGCGTCTTGACAATCAGGTTGTCGTTTCCTGTGGCCGTACCGACCGCACCCAAGTTGACGCTCACGTTGACCATGCCGCTGCTGAAGTTGGTAGCCGTAAACTTGTCAATGATAGTCGTGGTGCTGCTTGGCGACGTATACTGCACTGTCTGCGCGTTTTCCATATTCTTGGCGGGGATGATGTTTGCTGCGATAATTGGCATGGCCTATCCTATCAGGTTACGTTGCCGGTGACGTAGAAAGTTTCAGTGCCGACGCACAGCACGTTAGCAACGCCATAGGCTGCGATGGTGCGGCTGCCTGTGGTTGCAGTGCCGCCAAGCCGTAGCGTCGTTCCAGCGCCCTGTGTGAGCGTCACGGTGCTGGCGCTGCTGTTGACCACAAGAAACTCGTTACCGGCCACAAACACGCCCGACGGGACTGTGGTGGTTGCCGACACATACAGATGCTTACCGATGTCCGATGCCGCAGCGGTTGTGTTGAGGCTTTGCGGGATGCTGCGGTAGCCAATAGTGAACCCTGTACCAAGGCTGTCGTTGACCGTTGACGCCGACGCCAGACCTGTGATGGTCTTGTTTGTCAGCGTCTGAGTAGCTGTCAGATAAACGCCGTTCGTCACTGTGCCAGCGTTGCCCGATATGTCGCCGGTGATAGTAGACGTTGTGATTGTGACGCCGCTGATCGTGCCGCCGGTGATAGCGACGTTGTTGGAGTTTTGGCTGGTGATGGTGCCGTAGGTCGCAATGTTATCGACGGACCATTGCAGCACGTTAGTCGCGCTTTCCAAGACTACCTTGTAGCTAGTAGCTGTAGAGAACCACAGGTTACATTCGCCGCGGGAATCCAGAATAACTGGATTGGTGTTGGGTGTAACCCCTGACGCATCAGTGTACGTCTGCAAAGGGGTTGTCGTACCAGCAGCATAGGTATAGACCTTGCCGCCAACCAACGGGCTACCGTTAGCATCGAAAAATTGTGCTTTAGGTTGTTGAGCAAGAACAGTCATAGCTAGGCCTCAATTAAAGTTATCAGTAACCGTCAGTATAACGGACGGAATTGCGGGTGCAGGGGCGGCGGCAGCCGCTGCAACAATTTGGCATCCTGTATCATCAGTAGAAAAAACCAGTTCAAAGTAATCGCCTGCGTTTAGCTTTACCACATAATTCCATGCGGCGACAACTGCTGCGCTACTTCCAGCTAGAGTTACTTTTCCCGCAGAGTTTGCCACATTGACACCATTCACTCTGTACCAAATAAAAACATTTCCTGCGCCGGCGCTGGCTTTGACAAGTTGCGCGGAAAATTGAAAGTTGTAAATGCCTATGCGGTCCACAAACACTTGCGATGTAGTTGCGCCGATGTAAACGCCATCAGTTATGTCTGTGGTGTTGAGCGTTATTGGATACGCCGTATTGATGGCAGCGGCTGTTTGTGTGGTCGTATTGTAGAACACGCCGTTGCGGCTATCTTCAAGTTGCGGTGTGTACAGCGGAGCCAAGTCTTGCCCCAAAGACGAACTTGCAGCCGAGTTAGCTTGACCGCCGCCCGCCTGCGTAAATATATTGAAAAAATACCTGTACCATTCCCGCGTTACCATACCGTTTTCCGAGTCAGTGATCGGCACACGCGACGCGGGGATGCGGGTAAGTTGGTCGTTAGGCATTTGTGCCGCTCAGTTGCAGTTCAGCGCCGGTCAAGTAAATACGGACAGGGTCACTGCCAGACACTTCGTAGACGCGGTCGCGCAGCTTCAGCGTCATGCCAAGCCGGCGCCATATGACGCGAGTGCCAGTTGCGCCAATCTTGCCCATAGCCGCCCAGTGTTCGTTGGACCATGTATGGCCGCCATCGTCGGACCAGCGGAGCATGGCTTGCGGATCACTTCCTTGGCCGTCGTTCAGGCCAACGCCTGTTTCGCACTGAAGCTGCAAGCTATGGTTTGCTGTACGCGTGAGATTGTTTTGGCCTGTCGGCAGAGCGCGCCACGACCGCAACCAACGCTGCGCTATATCGTTGTCCGCAAAAACGTTTAGTTCAAACGTGTAGATGTTGCCGTTGGCGTAGTCACCGACGATGATGTTGCCTTGGAAGTTACACTGGCAGTTGCTACGGTGGCGTGAGAACGCACCGCTGACGCCAGAAGGTGTGAGCGGCAGCACCGTGTAGAACGCTTCGGTATAGAACGATTCGGCCTCAAACGCACCTTCAGTTGGCGCAAGGGCGGCGTAGGATGACCGCTGATGCCATGCGCCAGTGGCAGCGTCATACACCCATGTTTCATCCGCGGACGGAAATGACAAGACATAGAACGCATGGCCGTCCTGCTGGTAGGTGTAGCCCACAGCGTCGCTCATATCTAGGTAGTTTTGGATTTGCCATTCAATCGCGTGCGTAGAAATACGCTGCGCGCTATAGCCCGCAGCCCTGTAAATGACGCCTTGGCCGCGCGCGTCAGCGCCCAGCCAGAACACAGTGTTGTCCATCTTGGCGATGGAGTATGGCGCAGCGCAACCGATTTCGTTGAACGCGCCTTGGATTGGCGATAGCGGAAAGTCTAGCCCGCCAGAGTTGTACCACACTTCGGTCGAGTCAGTACCAAACACCCAACATTCGCGGTGGTCTACGAGTATGCCAACGACGCCATCAGGGCTACCTTCGGCGCTGGCGAACTCTAGCGGGTCAATCTGGAAGCCATCAAAAAGCTGCGTTACCCAAAGTTTCTGGCTATTAGGCTCGTTAAATACAAAATAGCCGTCGAGATAGCCGACAGTAACCGCGCCGGGGAAGTCAGGGTCGGTGATCTGCCCAAACGTGTTGGTTGACTCATCGTAGATATACGCGTCAGGATTGCAGGCAAAGAATATCTGTGTGCCGTTGTCGGCGATGGACACAGGGCCAGTGCCGGTTACGTCGCCTAGCTTAGTGGGTGTTCCAGTAAGGCTGGACAGCTTGTAGACTTCAAAGCCAGACACAACGTAAAAGTCATCGCCGCGTGTCTGGTGCGCCCATAGCCCGCGGATCGGGCCTTCACCTATAACTTGCTGAAGCTGCAAGCCGGGGCAACGCTGGATAAACGCCGGCTCTATGCCGCCTTCTGGCACAGCTTCTGGAAACAAGTTTACCATGCGTGCGTTGGCAGCGTTTATTGAACGGGCCACATACGCGCTGCCCAGTATGGGCGTCTTCATTAGTAGTTTCCTGCAAAAATGTTATACCGCTGGCGCGATGCAATAAGGCTGTATGGCATCGACATGATGTCATCAGGATTGTTGATGCGCTTCAGGTTGCGCTTGGAATACATAGCTATGCGCTGAACTTGTGGCGACGGCTCTTCGCCAAACTCAGGCGCTAGTTCGCACGCTAGGTTATAGCGGAACGCACGCAGATAGCCGGGCGGGAACGAAAGGACTGTGTCAAGCGTTGCTGGCTGTGTCAGTTCTTCGACCGAAATGAAATGCCTCT